CCACGGTGAGGGCGACGGAAAGACAACGTTCAACTTGCCGAACGCTCATCGCCGATTCCTGGAGATGACGACGAGCACTGGAGAGGTCGGTTCGACGGTTGAGGCGGGCTTACCGAACATAAGCGGCAAACTGACGGCGGCGCATGACGATTTTGCCGCAAGTGCAATAGGGAAGACGGCAGAGGGTGCTTTCTATACCTACGCAATGGGCAAGGAGGGATTCGAGGCAGGCAACGGCAACCGCTGGGATAAAAGCTTCGCCTTTGATGCATCTCGATCGAGCGGCATCTACGGCTCATCGCAGACGGTACAGCCGTCGTCGCTTCGAGCACTCGCGATCATCAAGACTTGATAATTGCCATTACTCGGAGAGAGGCGGGCTGTACCGCCGATGACTTGCCATAGACGCCAGAGGACGAGGACGCCGAGAAGTTTATCTTCTGACCGTCCCAGTCCGTGCCGTTCTTTGATCGGCCATCGCCACCGCTAGAGAACGCGCCAGACACTTCGTTTCCCTTGTACACTGCGACGAAAGAACCGCTTATGTTCGGTAAGCCCGCCTCAACCGTCGAACCGACCTCTCCAGTGCTCGTCGTCATCTCCAGGAATCGGCGATGAGCGTTCGGCAAGTTGAACGTTGTCTTTCCGTCGCCCTCACCGTGGCGAGTACCCAGCACAGCGAACAAGGCCGCATACGTCGTGCGACTCACAGCCGCACCGTTGCAGACCAGATATCCAGAAGGCACATTCGTGCCATCGAAAGGCAGGATCGTGCCAGTCGGAACGGCGGCCTGAACGAGGTCGCGAACCCACTTCGTCGTCGCCACACTGTAGTCGTTGCTCGAAAAACTCGGATGATGAGACAGAAATGTTTCACCCACATACGCACCACCGTTCAAGCGCCAACGAGCCGTAATGCCGCAGAACGTTTCGCCTGTTGCATTGTCCGGCTTATTGACGCCCATCGAAATTTGCGAGTTGCCGTCAGTACGTCTTACATAATCAATCTTCGCCAAGCGATTCTTTGCGTTGTCAATCCCGTTTTTGTCATAGAACGGAATGCATAGGTACTGATTAGCAGTCGGATTCACCCCGCGCTCAATGTTTCCGCTCTGAAGGACATACGGCGAGCTGTTCCAATGGCCGCCCGCGATATCGGGGTATATGCTGCCAGGAACGCGGACATCGCCACCTTTTGTGATTGTGAATTTTCTGACCTCTGCTTCGTTCATGTTTTGAGCATTGGTCGCAATCACGACGTTGTTATCGGCGACAAGCACGATATCTTCGCCGCCTCGCTTCAAGCTTCTACGGAACTCCTTGGTTGTCTCATGGTTAGCGCCAGCTTCACCGGAGCAGATGAACGTCGCCTGAAGCCCGCCTGCAAGAACAAAATCTTCTTGACCGTAAACCTCTGATTCTTCGAGATAGGCAACATTTCTATCGCCCCGCCCCCTCATACGCAGCATGCCGCTAATCGTCAGGTCGTTTGGCACAAACATCCTGCCCCTTTCGTCAAGTTGCAACATCCATTCCGACACATTGGTTCCCGCCGCTTTGTTTTCTTTTGAAAGAAAGTCAATGCGGAAAGCGTTTTTGTAACCCGACACAACGAAGGAGCCTTCGTTAGTGGATTCGTACTGCCAAAGCGGAACAAACGCGCCGCTCTTCCCCGTACCGTTGATGATCGTACCGCCATTTGCGGCATTAACTAAAAAACCCCCAGCGGCGACGGAACTCTTGATCGTCCCACTCATGGTGTTCGTGCCGTCGAGCTTCAGCCATTGGCCGTTACCCCAACCCGCCGTGACGATTTCTGTGCCGTTTGAGCCTTTAGGAGTTTTAGGAGCGGTCGAGTACGGAGTCAAAGCACCGCCATAGTCTTTCCATCCGACGAGGATTTGCGCTCGTTCGTCTGTGCCTGCGGTGTTCTTGCAGGCGTACATTTTGATGTCCGTGGCACCATCGCTTCGCACGGCCTGCTCAATCGCCCCGATCACATTTGTCTTTGCATCACATGCGCCGCCCGTTCCGTCGCGGAACAATAACTGACGAAATACGCTTCTGCTAGGCGTTGTACCCTTGACGACACCCGGCATCTCGTTGATGAATCTTCCGCCTTTCGCCGCGAATTCAAAAGCACGAACGCTCTCGTCGTTCTCGGAGAGCAGGATCGTCTTCCACGCCTCCCATTCTCCGCTCATGTTACGCGAACGAATTTTCGGGCAGAAAAATCTCGACGTCGCGTTATAAATCGGGAATACGACCTGCGTGACTTGTACGGCAGTCTTTTGGCTAAAGACAATCATCTTCGCGGCATAGCCCGGACCGTTCACCGCACCATCTAAGGTGCAATGGTAGAAACCCGAAGCCGTGATCGTGTTGTAATCAGGATTAGCTACGTACTTCACACCGTCTTGTTCGTAGTTCGGAACAGTAACAGCGCCCGAAGCGTTGGCAGTAAATCCATTTACCGTTAGGACAACGTTCTTTCCACCAACAACCGCGCTCCCCTTTACCGTAAGAGTGCCGCCAACCGAGGCATTCCCCGTCGTTGTGATAGTCGATGCACTGATGTCAGTCGCAGACATAGCTTTTGCAGTCGTCTTGCCGGCGACGGTCAGAGTGCTTTTCAGATTAGTCGTACCCGTTACGTCCATCGTTCCACTAACCGACGCACTCGCGAGAGACGCACCCCCCTTGACAGTCAGCGTGCCGCCCGCGGTAAGGGCCCCGCCGGCAGAGATGGAGCCAGTGGCGGACACACCTCCGGCCACAGTCATTCCTGCAGGCACAGCGTATCCCGTCAGAGCGGCGAGCGACTGCGCAGCGCTCTCAGGCGCGTTGGACGCACCAGTTCGAATGATTTTGCCTGCCGACTGATCGGCGACCAGAGTCTTCCAGGTACCGTCTGCGACAGCAACCTTGTCCGCAGGCATTTCGCCGACAGTCATGAACTCGGACGAAAAAAAAGCGCGTTCAGACGCGCTGTAGTAGTAAGCCATACCTATCTCCTAGAAGCCAACCGCAAGCCAAGCGACATTCGCCCCGCCGTTGCCGTCGTGCACAAGATCGAAATTCCCTCTCGCACGCGACTTAACGGACACCGACAGCGGAAGAGTTTCCGTCGACTCTGCGAGGACCACCGAGCACTTCTTCGGGAAAGCGACCGGGAAGAGAAGCTTCGTCGAGCCGTCTCGGGCAACCCTGCCCTTCCCCCACTGAACGATCAAGCCATTCGGCAAACGCTGATACCCCGTGTCCTCATGAGACTTCTGAAAAGCCGAGAGAAGCGTGAGAGGCGTAATCGCCTTCGAGTTATCTTTGCCAGCTGCTACCTCTGCTTGAGTCGCAAGCTTGATCAAGCCTGTGCGGCTCGTCGTTGCCGTACGCCTCGACAGCGTGGACGGAGTCACGACGCGGGAAGCATCCGTGCCGGCGCTTACCTCTGCGTCGGTCGCAAGCTCAACCACACCGACAGTCGACGTCGTAGCCGGCGGATTATGGAAGTTCGTATCGCCAAAGACAATGCTTGTCGCATCAAACGCAGAGGCAATGATGTCCACAGCAAGCAGGGACTGAGACTGCGAAGCCTTCTGCAAAATCGGAATCGTTTGCGAGTAGACCGCAAAAAGCGTTCCCTTATCGGTGAAGAGACCAATCTCGTAAACCGTGTAGCTGTCCGCACTGCTGTCAAGTGAGGTGATGTGAATCGTCTGATCGCCAACCGCACCGCCGGACAGGGAAGTCAATCGCTTGAACTCCTTTTGGAGCTTCGTCTGGCTTGCCGTCGCCTTGTACTGCCCCGTGCCATACCCAATCGATTTGATGAGCACGGGAGCCGTGCCGTTGTGCTCGGCATTGATGATCTCGGCTAGACCCGCCGAGGTGATCACAATCGTGTCTGTAGGATTTGGCATCCTTAAACTCCTTCTTCCTTAGCCTCAGAAATCGCCTTCTTTACCGCCGCATCAATCGCCGCCTTCAATCCAGCGGGAGTAATGAAGACGTTGGTCAGAGTCCCGGCGATCGCCTGAGCGTTCGTCGCCCTCATCGAGGCAAGCACCTGAGGCGTCACAAACTTCGAGTTCTCCGTTCCGACCTGTGCCTCACGAAGGGTACAGGCCCTTGCGTCAAGCACCTTCTTGGTCGTCTCGGGCGTCATCGCAGACTCTGCATTGACGCCGTCCGTTGCTTCTGTCGAGGAAGCGATGCGAATCGCACCTGCCGCCGCTTCGCTTGCCGCAGGTACCGCAGTTTCGAGCGCGTCGTGAAGCTGCTTTGGCGTTACTGCCAGGCTTGTCGATGTGCCGGAAGCAATGTCGCTTTCGGTAGCGATGCAGATCAATCCTGCACGGGAGACATTCGCCTCAAGCGCTCTCAAGCTCTTCGGTGTGACAAAAGTCGAATCGTTCGTGCCGGCGTCAACTAGCGTGCTAGTCGCCTTGTAAGTCGACAGAAGCGCCGCCTTCAGCCCCGCGGGCGTGACTGCTCGAGCCTTGTCCGTGCCCGTCTTTACCTCTGCATCCGTCGCCAGCTCGACGAGGCCTGTGCGAGCGTCCGTTGCCGTTCTGGTTTGAAGCCCTGCCGGCGTCACCACGCGCTGAGTGTCCGTGCCCGCGATAACCTCTGCACTCGTAGCAAGCTCGACGATACCCGGGCGACTGGTAGTGCCTGCGGTAAACGAGTAGCTCACATTGCCGAAGCTCACGCCCCTTGCCTCTGCGCCGACAATCTTGAGATCGAAAGCGAGAAGCGCGGTGGCAGCCGCAGTCTTCTGGATGATCGGAGTCGTCTGAGATGTCACCGCAAAAAGCGTACCGGTAGACGTGAAGATTCCGACCTCGAAGGCTTCATATGTCACTGCATCGGAATCTCGTGCCGCGACGTGAATTGCGTTGTCACCCGCCTGACCAGCTTCAATAATTGCAAGCTTCTTGATCAAGCTTTGCATCGCGGTCTGTGCCTTGGACGGCGTGTACTTCCCGGAGCCGATGCCGATATGCGAAAGCACAACCGCATTAGTCCCGGTCTCCGACGCGTTGATAAGCGCCTGAAGCCCAGCTGTAGTCAAAACGAAGTCCATCTTTCTTCCTTATCTCGCAACCCCGATGAAGCAGTGCTCGGTCAGGGTTCTGAAGTTGAGCCGCACGTCAAGCGTCGAGTCATAGTCCACGCTCGTGATTTGCTCGGATCGAATACGTGCATACGTAACCGGGCGCAGAGAACCATGCCAGCCAATGCGCCCGAGAAGGTTTTTCACGACTACAAAGTCAAAGTGCGAGCGCACTGGCTTCGCGTCGTTGATGAGCGCGATTAGGTCCTCCTGCATCTCGCTCTCGAGAGTCCCGTCGAGCTTGCCGAGGGAGGCAAAGATCGTGAAGGTGTGCGGCGTTCCCTTCGGCTCCTGCTGCCACCATTCCTTGATCGTCGCCGCAGAACCAAGAGCCTCAACAGCCTCCTCAACGGCCTTTCGCGTTCCCTTCTTTCGCTTCTCCTGAACGACCTGCTTTACGATCGAGCGCTTCAGCTCAATCGGCCAAGAATCGCGCCACACGCTTGCGTCCCACGAGTACGCAAGGTGATCCAGCTGATCAGACGTCAGCTTGTCGATACTTACGTAGATCGACGGGAGATCGATGACATTCGTCATCTCGAGGAGCGGAACATCGAGCGCCTTTGCCGCTGACGATACGTCGGGATCTTTGGAGATCGAGTCAGGAACGACGTCAAGCAAGCCGCTTTCTACGAGTTCCTTACTCATCCTTCAACCCCTTGTAATTGATCTGCACTCCCGTACACTGGGCGACCTGACTTCTCGTCAAAGCCTTAAAGCCTGTCGGCTGCATCGTCGTGCTGTCGATGCGGCAGGCCCCGGCAGACACGACCAGCTGAGTCAGCTTTTCAGGCGTAATGTCTCGACCGATCTTCGACTGCTGCCAAGTTCGATAGGACTCAACGGCCTTTTCGACCGACGCTTTGATCTCCGCCGCCTTGAACTGATCTTCCTTCGAGATCCAGTAGTCAAGCCTGATCGAGTACTTGACAGCCGACGGAGCCAGTACCCTCACGTAATCGGTTAAGGGCCGAATCTCTCCATCTCGCAGGCGCGTCTCGATCTGATCGAGCGTCTCCTTCTTGGGAAGCTCGCCGCCCTTCAAGAGCACATACACATCAACCTCACCCGGCGTCGGAGAATCGACGCAGACGTCGATGACTGCCGAACTGACGCTCTTTGCATGGTAGATGTACGCCTTCTCAGGCCCCGCTACGCTGAAACTGTTCGGAGCAAGCCGAATGCGATTCGCATAGTCCAAATCGTTTTCCGCAGAGGCACCGCCCGCCGTGATCGTGACGTTCTCTGCGGATGACACAAAAGTCATCGGCTTGACAATCGTTTTGATCTGACCCGCCAGGTAGTCGTTGCCTGCCTCCCCGGACTCAGTGCATTCAGCGATGACGTCGCCGGTGAGGGAGCCGATAGGAATGTCAAGGTTTTGAACCGTTGCGAAAGTCACAGTACCGTTCGTGACTTCAGTACCCTTCGGAATCGTCACTACAGAGCCGAGCGATCGGGACAGCGTGAAGCGAAGCGTTGTCACCGCCTTGCTCTCGGCCAGCCGTTCGACGCTGAGCAAAAGCCCGAGCGCATCAAGGTATTCGCCCTGCGAGTACGACAGCAGGTTCTGCTTTGCGGCGGCATCGATCGCACTTCTCTGAGTGACGATAACTGCCGCGAGAGACAAAAGAAAAAGGCGGACAGGATCACCAGCCGCCAATGTTCTTCCGCTCGCCTTCTCAAAAGTCGTGATGATCTCGGCCTCTATCTGCGCCGGATCAGTCGTGAGAAAGCTAATGTCTTTTAAGCCCCATCTGGGCAAAGTCTCACTCATCAGTCACTCCCTTTTATAGAGACCGTCACCACCGGTCGAAGGACGCCTTCCATCGCCCTCTCCGTATCTGTCAAAAACTCAACGCTCTCAACTCGCACCCGAGGCTCATAGCGCTCAATCGCGTCTATCACCTCAGAGCGCATGAGCATCTGCGCCACCGGCAACGGCTGGTCGACCGCATCCCACGGCAACCCGAAGTCACGATCAAGCGGCACGGATCCTTTGCGCGTAGTGATGATCGTCCTGACGTTTTGCAGGATTTCCATCACGCCTTCGGGTGCAAAGTCAACGCTGATGCTTTCTTGTCCAACTCGATATTTACTCATCCGCAGCCTCCCTCAAAGTCAGAGTCACAGACCCGCTGACGGGAATGCCCAGATTCGTATGCTCTTTTCGATCTTCCGACACCGACTCAATGACAAACTTGCCGAGATAGTCGGGACCGATCAAGAGCCTCTGCGCCTTCTTCTGCTCCATCAACAGCTTCAAGCCCTTGAGAACCACAATGGGCGGAGTCCCAAGAAACGAGTTGAGCTGTATCGTGAAAGTCACCGTTGCAAGCCCAGGGCCGATGTACTCTGTCACCGGCTTCTTGCCTATCACGTCATGAGTCGCCCATCTGGTAGAGCGCTCAACCTTCAAGTCCTTAAAGGTCAAACAGGCGGCCTCAGAAGTGATAAAGGGTATTACCCCAAAGAGTCCAGTTACCCCTGCCATGTTTCCTCCTAATGCGGTCCGCTCGTCTCACCGTGCGGAGCAGTGTGAGTGTGAAACATCACGCTGATGCCACCCGCGACGACATCCTGCGAGGCATTCATAGAGCCGATCAGCTCGATATTGCCCGTGGCCTTAACGCCTGAACCGCCCGTCACCGTGAAGCCGCCGGATCCAGAAATAAGGCCCAAGACCGTAAGCGTCTTCTGAATGATCACGTCACCAGTGAACGTCGACTTCGGAGAGTTGAAGGTGATCGAGCTGGAGGCGTTCACCGTCGCGTCAGTGCAGTTGACCGTGATCGTGTCAGGCACTGTGATCGTTCCCATTTTGCGGTTGTAAACAATCTCCGTTCCCTCAATCGTCATCGTCAATTCGTGCGCTTCTCGGTCGTAGCTGAAGCGCGTCCCATCCTTGAAGACGACTGTGCGCTTCTCAGGACTGGACTCCGGCGGTGTAATCTCGCCAGCGTAGAAGGAGCCGAGAACGATGCCGTCCTCTTCACCCCCACGCCGAAAGGCAACCACTACGTCTTCACCGATGTCCGGAAGCTGGTAGTCGTGGTTGTCATACGTGCACCTCTGCATGACCGGCAAGTCATAAGAGTTCAGACTGTCATCGTCATCAAAAACGACGCGACAAGTGCAGGCAACCGGATCGATCGAGACGACTTCGCCGATACGAATAGTGTCTGTTTCCATCACTCACCTTTAATATTTGTTGTTCACGCGACGGACGTTAATCGTCGTCACATAGCCGGACTCGCTCATGCTGTGCGAGGCAGACTCTATGAAGAAGTTTCCGTCGAAGCTACCGAAGCCCTTCACCTCGATCACGATGCCGGCAACAAGCCGCGTGTCTCCGACAAGCGTCATCGAGCCGGTAACACTCCGAAGGTTCAAGCGTCGAAGCGTAGCCTTCGCCACACGCTCGGCCTCGGCCCTGGAGGTCACGCGCCTTTTGAGCTTGTACTCCTGACCGTTGGCGTCTGCATCAGGGTCGACGTAGACATACGTATTGACCGCGGGATTTTTCGACGCATTCGAGTCGTCGATCTTTTCAAGGTCGATGTTGTACTTCGCCGGCGGTTTATCCGAAGGCTTTCCCAAATCGAGGTTGTAGCCGCCTGCGGACTTGCGCTGCTTCTTTTTAATGTCTCGCCAAGAGACGACGCAGCTCTTGTACGTGTCGGACTGAGTTGTCTGAAAGTCCCAAGACAGAACATCCGCCACACCCAGCTCGACCTCGCAGGCGGGCTTCATCTTCTCGTAGCGGGACTGATCGAAGATCACGATCGTGTCGTCGGTCACCTTGATCGACAAGCCCGCGTCCTGACAGAGCCGCGACAGGAAAGCGAGATCGCTTTCTTCCTTCTGATCAAGTCGGTCGTATTCAGGATCCTCCTCAACCTCGAAGTAGAAGTAAATCTCCGCCTTCGCCGCAATCTCCTTCAAGATGCCCTTAAGCGTGTAGTTCTCCCAAGCCTTCGTCACCAGTCGGCGTCGAATCGGAGCTTTCAAAGGAATCGACACCGCACGGATCTCGCAGACTCTTGGAGAGCCGCTTACCCGCATCGAGTCGACGTAGAACTTCCCGCAGAAAAGCTTCGGACAAGTCGAGCCTTTGATGTAGGCACGAATGGTCTCTCCGCCGTCCGGCTTCCAAGAACCCGCCCATTTGCCCTTCTCATCCTTGACCGTCAGCGAGATTTCATCTGCCTGATCAGCCTCTCTGTCGTCATACGAAAAGGAGAGAAGATCAGGCATGACGTCGTTCGTCGCATCCGTCTTCGACTCTGTGAAGAGCAAGGTAAGTTTTGTCTCTCGAGGATCAGTCATGCTTCAACCTCTTCCAAGCAGGCAGGCCCTCATCGCTCGTCGGCGATACATCAACCTCGGGAACCGAGAGGACGATGCCGGCTGAGAAGATGACGACCTTCCTGTACCGGACGTTTGCGGCGATCAGCTTGTCGATGAAGTGCTCATCGCCGTAGACCTTTTTGGAGATGATGTCCCACGTGTCCATAGAGACAGTCGTATATGACTTCATCACTCCTCCTTAAGCGAAAGACAAGCGGTTTCGATCCCGCATCATCCGATCGAACTCACGGTCAAACGACCTGCGGCCTTCATCAAGTGCACGCTTCACGTCGGAATACGTGTCTGCGCTTCCGGTGACGTTGATGACGGGCGAGTAGTTAAAGACCGACGGCTGATTGTTGGCCGCGCCACTGATCGCCGGCAGTGTCGAAAGCGGCATTACGGCTTCAGGCTCACTGCCTTCTCCGATCATGGCAAGCGTCGGAGAACTGACCACGCCGCCTTCTGCCAGCATCGGAATCTCAGGAATGTTGAATCCGATGGTGCCGCCGCCGAGCATTGCCGGCAACTCGATGTTGAGAGCGTTCAGCTTCGACAGAGCGCCGTTCACCATGCCGATGACGCCGTTGAGCGGTGCCTTGATCAGCCCGCCAAGGCCGCCGAAGATCTCGCCAAACTTAGCGCTAACTTTTGACCAAGCTTCGCCCCAAGTTCCGAAGAACGTGCTACCAATCCAGCTTGTCAGATTCGAGAAGTAGCTCTTGACCGTCTCGACCTTCGACTGAACGTAATCAATCGATGTGGTCACGAAGCCTGCGATGCCGGAGAACTTCGTTGAGAACGCCGCCCACAATTCGTTAACCTTCAGCTTGACTTCGTCAAAATTCTTGTAGAGCGCAATGCCGCCTGCAACAAGCCCGGCTAGAGCCATCACGGCTAGACCGACAGGACTGGCGAATGCGGCCTTGATCGCAAACCCCAAGCCCTTCACCAGCACAGCCGTTGCCTCGGCCGCAACGCCCGCAGAAACGCAAGCAATCTTCCATGCGATCATGGCTGCACGGCTTGCACCCCAAGCAATGCCCGCAAGCGCTTTCCCGGCAAAAGAAAAGGCACCTCCTAAGAGACGCCCTGTCACCGCAAGCCCGCGGCCTACCGCCGTTGTCAGCTTCATCGCTGTTGTGCTGAGCGCGCAAACACCCCGCCACACGTCCATTGCCGCCGAAAGCGTGTACACAACACCTTTGACAGCAACAGCCGCCGAAAGCATTCCGCCCAGCGCCGCAGACACCTTCAGGACAGTTTTCACCGTCTCCTTGTTGTTGCGAACGTATTCGCCCGCGGCGAAAGCCAAATCACCGAGGTATGTCGCACCCTCGCGGATCGGCCCCAAGAACTGATCGCCAAAAGAGCGGGCCACAAAGTCTGCTGAGTTTTTCAACAGTTGCAGCGAGTTTGAGGTCGTAGCTGCTCTTGCCGCAAACTCCTTCTCCATTGAGCCTGCAGTTTTTGTCGCATCTCCAACAAGATCAAAATTTCCTCTCAGCGCCTCAATGTTCTGGAGAAGCGGGCCAATGGCCTCGCTACCCGTTTCACCGAATAGCACATTGAGATACATCGTGCGCTTGTCTTCTGGGATGTTTTTCTTGAGCCCATCAAGAACGCGTAGGATTGCCCCAGGAGCATCTTTCTGCAGATCCTTTTGAAGCTGTTTAACATCGCCAATTCCGATATTCGCAAACGCCGCCTGTTGCTTGTCAGACAGCTGTGCACCCTTTGCCAAAGTGCCCATGAATGCCTTCATGCCTGTAGCCGCGGTTTCGCTAGACGCTCCGGAGGCGATCAACGAAGTCGCCAACGCCGCCGTTTGCTTTTCAGACAAACCCGCGACTTTGCCCAAAGCACCATAACGCTGAATAGCATCACCGATCTGACTCGCCAGAGCGGCATTGTTATTACTCAACCCGTTCACCGCATCAGCAAGAGCGTACGTCTCCTGGACGCTCAGCTTCATACCGCTTTGCCACTTCGACATCATCGTGCCTGCCTGCTCTGCGGTCATGTCGAACGCAACAGCCATCTTTGCGGCCTGCTCCGTGAAGCCGAGCAAATCCTTCTGCGCAACGCCGGCACCGGCCGCGGCTGCCGCAATCTGCGCGAGGCCGTCTGCGCTCATCGGAATCATCAGGCTCATGCGCTCAAGCTCACGCTTCATTCGCTCAAGCCCTTCAGGCGTGAAGTCGGACACCTTGGCCAAATCCGCCATCGCGTCTTCCATCTTCATGGACGCCTGCACCGGACCCGAGATCGCGGACTTCACAGACGATGCCGCTGCGCCAAGCCCCTTAAAAGCTCCGATACCAAGCGTCATCTTTCCTGCGGCCGCGCCGAAGCGTTGCATGCCCTTCGCATTTGCCTCGATCTTCCGCCGCGTCACGTCGATCTGGTCGCCAAGTTCTTTTTGGCGTTTCCTCAGCGTGACGATGCTCGACTCTGCAGATGCAGACGCACCAGGAATGCGATCGAGTTTTTGCTTCTCCGCCTCAAGCTTTACCGAGCAGCGCTCAACGGCATCCTTCGCCTTCTGGTGGGCGACTGCCATCTTCTTGGTCGGAACCCCGACTCGAGACATCTCTGACTCGAGTTCGTCTAACTTCGCCTTCGCCTGACGATACGCCGCGGAGGCTTTCAACACCGCCTTGCGGTGATTGACCAATGCGCCCACCTGAGACGCCTCGGCCTCGAGCTCGGACAGCTTCGACGAAAGCCCACCGACAAGACCTCCGGCGGAACTGAAGGCCTGCGGCAGGCTTGAGGCCAACTTGCCAGCAAGCTGAAAGGTCAAACTGTGCTCAACACCTGCCATATTCATCCCCTACAAAACAAAAAAGCCCGCCAAACGGCGAGCCTTTATGCGCTCAAAATCGCATCGCAATCAGCTGAAGACAAACAGTCCGATCGTGATGACTACCCAAATCAGAAACAGAACGACGGCAGCGACAATCAGCTTCGCGTAGAACCCGGCAAGCTCAACCAAGCCAAGAATGCCACCGACAGCGACATGCGTTGCGATGCCCTTAGCGGTATCGAGCTTTTCTTCCTGGGTCATATCCTTCCAGTAGAAGCCATCTGGAACGTTCTGATTTTTATCCTTGTTTGTCATGGCGGTGCGGCAAAGGGCTTTCCTTTCATTCTAGCGCCATTTACCGCTTTCGCCTATCCTGCTCTTCCTGATCTTTTAGGACAGCGCGGTTCCACGCCCCCAGCTCAACCAAAGGCAGCGCCATCCAATCGAGCACCGATCCGCCCGTATACGGCCGCATGCGCAAGCAGACCTGCATCAGCCGCTCCTCAGGGTCAAAGTTTCCCCTGAGGCCTATACGAGCAAAAAACCTGCGGCCAGTGTAGAAACCGTTAGGTAGTCCTTGGCGGGCAGGCCTTCCATAAACTCAATCGGCTGATCAATGGCCTTGGCCGCCAGATAGACGCAGAAGTCCATGTCGGCCTGCATGATGTTGCCGCCCGCAAAATTGCCGGAGCGAATAAATTCCCGCTTCGCCTGGGACACCTGGCGACCCGTCAGGCTTTCGAAATCAATCTCGAGCTCGGTGTACTCCTTGCCCTCGAAGTTGTACGGCTTAGTCAAAGCGATCTTCATATCAAACCCTTAAAGAAAAAAGCCGGAAGAGCGAACCCTCCCGGCGGTACTTAATTACGCGAGGCCAAGATCCTTGCGGACAGTTTCGAGCATGTCCTCGTCGCCGATCTTGCAGACATAGTTGAACTTGTCGATCTCCATAACGCTCTTCCCGTCAAGGTAGAGATTGAGATAGGAGACCTCAAGTTCTGTTTCGCTGTCGGTCGTTGAGCCCGTCTCAAAAGAGCCGAGGTTGATCGACTTCGGCAGAGCCTTGAGCGCAAGTCGAGCAGGCACGGTCTTGTACTTGCCGCTCGCAGCTTCGTAGACCTGCTGCGAACCGCGGATGTCAAGCGTATGAGACTTGAACGCCGCAAGCTTCACAGCATTCGGCTCAATCGTTCGCCACTGAAGGGAGACCGTCATAGAGCCGAAATGCCCCATGATCGGCGTATCGATCTCGCCGGCAATACCTGCGCCGCTAACCGTATCAGTCATCGGTTCAACGTTCGGCAGCGTCACGGTAGCAGTCCCGATGCAGTCGTTTCCTTCGCTGTACACGCGGAAGGCGACGAGGCGCTCAGGCACATTATTCGTTCCAACCATATTTCACCTCATTAGTTGTAAAGCGTGGTCAGGTTGTTCACGTCGTACTCGAGCACGAAGTCAATTTCACGTGCCGGAGACGGCGGCGTCACATAGACGTGGAAGCAGAACTTCCCGTCCATCATGCTCGTAACCGGGTTCTCTGACTCGAGGAACTCGACTCGACCACCGAGGATGTACTGACGCGCGGCTAGGCCGTTGAGCCAGACATTCGCGGACAGGATGACCGTGTCGATCAGTCGACGGTTGGCAGGTGCATCAAGCTTCTGCCAGAAGGTCTGCGTCAGCGTATTGCCAATCCAGTTGAACATTCGACGGATGCAGATGAAGGAGTCCTTCACGTCCGTCGTCGCCGGATAGGCCGCGGTTCGGTTGCCCCAACACTTCCAACCGCCCATGAAGTTGAGAGCGGTCACAACACCCTGACCGTTCAGGTATTCGCCGTTGTCCGGACCGAGCCAAACTTCCGTGCTGTCTTCGAGAACAGCCGCGGTCATCTTGAAGCCCTTGTTGGACGGAGAAACATACGGCGTATCGTCGTTTTCAGCGTCAACCTTTGCGAGAAGCGCCATGAGCTGAGAGCTCGTATTGTAGACCGTGCCATCAAGAGAGACCATGGGCCAACAAGCGACCTGCATGCGATCGGTGATGTTGTTGTCGGTCTTCCACTTCGCAACATCCGTGTAAGCCTTAACCTTGTCGGTCGGAATGTCGATCAGACAGATGGCACGGAAGTAGTCGTTGATGCTCGTTGCCTTGGCGGCCATCACGGCTGCCACCTCGGGCTTGCTGGAGAACCCCGGCGCAACAATCGTGCCCGGCACAATGCCAAAGCGCGGGAAGCACTCGTCGACAAGCTCGAGGCCGCTCTTGTTGCCGGAGATGTCAACACCGCCGACAATCGCGTCTTCTTTAACGGCGGTAGGATCAAGCTTCTGCGCGGCGAAGGTAAGAGCCTCTCCGGTCGTGCACTTGCAGGTGCCGCCAGGCTCGGTAAGAGAAGCTACGACAAGGTTGCCGTCGCCGTCGAAAGACAAGACATAGTCCGTATCCTTGACGTAAGCAGAAGCGCTCGACGGAGTAATCGTCACAGAGTCGGGGAGAATGCCCGCTTCAGCGACCACAGCCTGCCCGGTCTTAGCGTCAAGCGTAACGGTCTGCGTCGTAGCTGCGGTCTTATGCGTCTTCGGATCGAGCACATTCACAAGAATGATCGGCGAGACGGCAAAAAGCGCAAACTGCGACTTGATCGCTTCGCAGAGCGTGAAAGCGTGCTTCTTGACGCCCCCCTGCTCAGCCGGCGGAACATAACCGAGTGCGGCCACAGCTTCGTCGTAGGAATACGCCAGAACCGGCTTATTCACGCAGGTCGGATCCGTCATGTTGACAGGAGCCGTGCCAAAAACGATCGGGATGGCCGCGGACACCTCGACCGGAGGAAGCACCGTAGTCGGCACTTCAGAAACGATAACACCATGCTTATAGGCCATCGTCAGATCTCCTTCAAAATTTGCTTGGAAAGTGTATTCATCAGGTCACCCTGCTTCTGAACGCGTTGACGCGCAGCGGCCAACTCGCCCAGACAAACAAAAAGCCCGCACAGCGACGGGCTCTTATCTCTGAGTTCCTGAATATGCGGCGGATAGCCTCCGCGAAAAACCGTGTATCGCTTCAGCACACCACCGGGCAGGTCTGGACCGACGTAAATCATCGGGATCTGCACCTTCGTTTTTCTAGCCATCAATAGCCCTCCACGCCGCTTACCTGTACGGGCGAGCGGAACGTCCAATGAGTCTCCATGTCCAACTGGTAGTAAGGGAAAGGCTGCTCGGCAGGAAGCGACCAAGTCACATCGCCTCTAAGCTGATAGCGCTCGTCGAGAATCAGACCGGGAAGGCTCATCAGCTTCAGACGGATGCGCTCCATCACGTTGAGGCAGTGCTCATGGCCTTCACGCGCCGAATCGACGCCGTTAGGGCAGTACGCGCCGACAACAACGACAACCGTCACGGACGTGATGTCCTGATTGCTGGAGCCGTTCTCGGCACGGACCAACACGAACGGAAAATCATCTGACTTGCCTGCGCGCTTCGGCGGCAGGTAGTTGTTGACTACCTTCGGCTCTCTCAGATCCTTCGACTCGGTCGGCAAAAGCAGATCTTTTACCGCCTCACCGATCAAACCTCGAAGAGCTCTGCAAAGCTCGTTTTCGACCATTCAGGCCTCCTATTTTTTGAGCAGAAACTCAGTCTCGTGAGTCAAACGCTTCTCGAAAATCTCCTGAACGCGCTTCTGAACGCTTTCACTGACGCCCTCGTTTCCGCCCATCTGGGGGACCGACGGACCGGAAACCTTCTGGACCTTTTCGACCTTGTACTTCTTGCCCGAATGACGTCCCTTTGACGCGTGGATCTTCTCGCCTGTTCGCATGTAGATCGCATGCTTCCCGGTGCCCCATCCACCATCCCAGGCAAAACCAGTCTTGAAAGCGCCACCACGACCTTTGTAGATCGCAACACGAATCTTCTTCCGATCGGCACCTGTCGTGCTCTTTCCTTCCGGATCGTGCGCAAAATGCCGAGCAGATAGCGTTTTACCCTTCGCGTTGACGCTACCTTCAAGGCGGCTCATTGAGGCACGGGTTACGCTGATTGCGTCGCTGAGGGCTTCGCGATTGACCGTGTAGGTCTTGCGAATGCCTTTCGTCAACGCAGTCTTTCCTGAAGTCAAAGACCGATTGATCGAGCGCATTACCGCCTTCTCCAATCCACCCTCGACGTTTCGAAGCAAAACCTTCGCGTCATTCAGCGCTGTGCCGCTGCTGCCGTCCAAAGAAATCAAGACGCTCATTGGCTCGCCTTCTGACAAAGCATCACAAGTACGCCGTCTTCATCAGAAACAGACCGAACGTAATACTCGTGGCCGTCAATGACGATCAGCTCGTCTTCGACAGGAGCAGGGTCCATGTCTTCAGTTCGTACATACACCTTCAGCCTGTTGACGAATACGCCGATTCGGTAGCCGTCGTCATCCTGCGTCTGAATCACATCAAGCAAGGCGACAATGCGACGACCTTGTATCTCGTGCCACTCCGCGAAGATGCGCGGATCAAGAAACGTCTTTGAGACGTCTGCCTTGAACTGCTTCTTGTAGTCAATCGCCATCGGACACCTCCGACATGTCGGCGAAGGCCGCATCAATGCCGGAGCGCTTGGGCTTCCTTGTGGCAGCAGCCTTCTTCTGCTTGACCGACGGCGGAGTTGGCTTAGCTGTTTCGACAACACCGCAGGCGCGGGCAAGGCCAGCACCAACAAGTGCATCGGCCATCGCATCGTCTGCGTCAACGATCTCGCCGGTGGCGTATCGCGTGCGCTCGTACAAAACGCTCTGAAGAATTTCGATTTGCATCTTTCCCTCCAAGAGGGAGATGGCGAACCACCTCCCTCACCGTTTGTTAGGACTAGGACAGGCAGTTGATCAGGTGGAAGCCGTTGACCTGCTGAATGACAGGGAGCGGACGGCTCTTGATCTGAACCACTCGACCGGAGGGGTTGGCTCGCTGAACCCAAGAATCAGGCACGCGAGCACCTTCGTAGAAACGCACCTGCTCGTCGCCGGCAAGCGCGACGACGCCGTAAGCGAGCATCGTCTTCGTGTTCGGAGACGCGAGCAGGCAGGCCTTTTCGGGCACCATCGGGTGCTCCTTGCCTGCTTCGTCGATGTACCACTCGTCGTAAGAGTAGATGTCCAGATCAACCTCGTTCAGGTGACCCATATAAGACACGCCGTTCGGCAACTCCTGAGGCTTGACGAAGCCAAGATCGACACGACGATTGTCGAGCACCTGGTCGGCAATAAGCTTTTCCATCACGACGTCGTATGCCTTGGAGCCGAGGATCATTTCGCGAGGCGTAAAGCCGCCGTTCTTGACCATCGTGCGCTTGATCGTGCGAAGGTCGGCAAGAATGTCCTTTGCCGTTACGTCAGTGGCGTCCCACTTCTTCGTGAGAGTCGTCGTCGGCTTTTCGCCTTCACCGATGCTGCCCCAGAAGTCGATCACTTCGTCGTATCCCTCGCCCTTTACAGTCACCTTGCCGGTGAAGAGCGCTTCGGCGCACATGGCTTCTTCGCGACGCGTGATGATGTCGTCGAGCTCAGAAAGATCGCGGCCGAGGATTTCGGCAGCACGTTCGCTCGGAGACTTGCCGGAGTAGATCGTCTCGCCCGGAAGGCGCTTGAGCATGTCTTCAGCAGTCGTGACGCGCATCGGAGAGAGTTCCGGCGCTTCGAAGCTGTACGTCGCATAGCCTTCGCGCTCGAGCACGATGCCGCCGACCTTCGGGTTGACGAACGGAGCGATCTTGCGGCCGCCCATGCCAACGATGTCGAAATCAATCTTCTGCGTGTTGAACGTCGGGCGATAAGCGAAGTAGCGATCGCGAAGCCAAGTGTGATTCGACTTCTTACCGGCCTCAATCATGCCCAACATGGTGCGGGTAGTAAACATATCCATAGCGTATTTCTCCTTAGATGGCCGGCTTGAAGAAGATGCAGACCTTGCGAGCGGAAGCCTTGAAATCGCTCACGAGGGCATCGTTGTCAGGCTTGAAGCTGAGAGCGTTTTCGTTGAATTCACCGGTGAGATAAACGGCGGCCTCAACAGCGCCCTTCGTCGTATCAACGTCCTCAGCGAGAACGGCATAGACCTCGGAAATCGTGGTCTTGCCGGCATCGACCGTGCAGAGCGTACCCGTCGCATCGAGAAGGGCACCACGCTTGAGAGCACCCTGCGAAGCCTTCACCGTCATCGCATCGGCGACTACCGGCATCATCTGAGACGCGGCAAAAAGGTTGTCTGCCGTCGTCGTGTACTTTTCCTGTGCGAGCATAAAAACTCTCCTTACTTCTTTTCGAAACCGCGAGCACCAGCGGCGATGATTCGATCAAGCGCCTCCTGATTGACTTCGCCCGGAAGATCGACACCGTGAAGGTTTCCTGCATCTTCAGTAATGCCGTTCAGGCAATCGGCGTCTTCCGCCGTGTCCGTGATTCGACGCTTGCCGGTTGCCTTTTCGGCCTTGACGATTGCGACGGCCAACTCCGCCCCCGTCATCGTCTTTTCGCCGTACTTGGCTTCAGCGACAAGCTGCTCGTAGCCGGGAAGGGCACAGTCTTCAATGTCCTTCATTCGACTACGCTCGGCCTTTGCGCCTTCATCACGTGCTTCCTTGCGGATCGCCTCGACTAGGTCGGGGTAGTCCGCCTTCAAAGTTTCAAGATCCATACGGACCTCCTTATTGACTGCGGCCGCCTTAGGCGTTTCCGCTTCGAAAAAAGCCTGAGGCATGTCGCTGAAATACTTCGCTTCAACCTTCAGGCCGTTCATGTTGACGAAGCCGCCGACGGCAGAGTTGTGCACCTTAACCGTTTCGTCGACCTCATCAGCCAAGCCGAACGCCACTGCCTCTTCAGCGTTGAAGTAAGTCGTCGCGTTCATCTTTTCTTTAATCTCTTCGACCGAGCGCCCGGACTTCTCGGCATAGATGACGACGATGTTGTCTTCAAGCTTCTCCATGTCGTCCGCCATCTTTCGCATGTCGTCCGTGTCGCCCCAGACACCGGAGCTGACCTTGTGGATCATCATCATCGAACCCTTGGGCATGATGACCTTCGCGTTCGGCACGCTCGTGATGATCGTGGCCGCGCTCATGGCCGCGCCATCGATGCGGAAGGTGATCGAGCCCTTGTGCGCCTTGAGAAGCGAATAGATCGACAAGCCCGTGTACACCGCGCCGCCAAAGCTGTTGATCGAAATCTCAAGATCCGCAGCCTCCGGGATGCGACGGAAATCCTCAAGAAACTCAGCTTCGTTGAAGCCTTTCCCCCACGGATCATCCTTAGAGCCGCCGACATACCCGAACAGGTCGAGTTTTGCGACCTTGCTCGTATCGTCGTTCTTTACGTTCCAAAACTTATTCATCCTTTTCCTCCTTCTCCTCTTCCACCGGAAGTGTGCCGCCCGCTGCATTCAACCCTGCGGACTTCAAAAGCGCTTCCTCTCGTGCGCGCGTCCGCACAATTGAATCCATCCGCATGCCTGTCATCTCAGCCGCCTCACGACTGATCGTCGAGAAGCCGTTCTGTACACGAATGACAGCGGCATTCGCTTCTTTCAGGGGATCGAGCTGACCCTGTGCATCGCCGTGCCATTCAGCGCCTGACCAAGCCGCGCGAATTGCAGGATCGGCAAAGAAGCCCGGTGCATTAATGCGTCCCTTGCTGACCGCCTCCGCCAGCCACTCTTCGTAAACCGGCTGACAAAACGAACTGACGAGCCATTCCCTTCGCATGCGGAACATCTTCCACGCCTCGAGCAGCGCGGCTCGGCTGGCCGAGTAGCTAGACGTGAAATGTTTCAGCAACAGTTCATACGGAATCTCGAGCGCCGCGCCGATGTGCCGGCAGACCGCCTGCACATATCCGTCAAACGCCACACTCGGGCGCTTCGGATCGGCAATCTCCACCTTCTCGCCTTCGGCAAGCTGCACAATCGCGCCGTTTCCGAGCTCGTATGCCTGCGGATCGGGATCGATGCGCTGCATGGCGGGAAGGCCGCCACCGCCGCCGAAAAGACCGCTCTCGTCAGGCGAAGGCGTCGTCACGAAAACCGTGAACATGCCGCTGATCACTGCGGCCATCAGCTCAGCATCGCTGTAGCGCTTCAACTGCTTGAGCTCTTCAATGACAGGCGCAAGAATCGGGACGCCTCTTCGCTGAGCAGGACGCTCGACATCGGTCATGATGTGCAGGACGTTGCGTCGACCTGTACGATCACCGAAGATCGGCACTCTGCTCCATTTCACCTCAAGCGTGTCCGTCGAACGTGCAGTAGCTCCAGGGTGTCGATTAGCGACATAGACTGCAATGGCCTCTCCGTACTTACCGACCTCAATGCCCCCAAGAATGTTTTTCTTCAGGGCCTCAAGGTTGTCCTTCGGGTTGCAAACGCGATCGGCTTCGATGATCCCGACACGAAGGTCGTACACCGAGCCAACGCGACGAATCATCGGCGTAATGACAAAACAGTCGCCGCTCATCAACGTTGACAGCATTACAAGCGACTGGAGCTGATAAAAGTTCTGGCGTCGTTCTACGTCGCACATCACGCTATCCGCCCACAAGCGCCATTCACGCTCGGTATTGGCTTCCCAATCGCTCGCTTCCTCATCCGACATGCCGAGAAATCCGGCGTCGATCTGAGAATTCAAGCTCAAGCCGCTACCAACAACGTTCGTGCGAATTGTCTTCAGCGCACCCGTCGCGATAGGAGCCGTCATGTACAGCATGCGCGATCTGGCGCGAAGCGTCTCGATGTTTTCGACGATGTCTTCGTCGGCATCGGTCGTTGTACTTCGCCACCCGATCATCGACTTCTTTGCGTAGCTGGCACCGCCAAGAGAGTAGCCGGAGCTGACCACCCTCGCAGGAGCGCGAACTGCAGTAGCTAACTCTTGGGGCGGAGATGTCGAAGCAAGAGTTCCGTTTGCTTCGAATAACTTACTCATCCGTCATCTCCTACAAATCCCTCGGCACTCCGCGGTATACGCGACTCCTGCCGGTCTCGGCCGCCTCGAGCGCAGCCACTTCCTTTCGCCAGTACTTGATCATGTTCATGATCTGATTGAGACTGGCGCGAGTCATAGTGCGCGTGCCGATCGTGTAAGACTGGCCGGCGGCAACTTCTCGCGACGCCTCAAGCCAAAGCTCGAGGTTTCTCCTCGCTTCTTCAAGCGTGATCCAAGCCATGCGGCCTCCTAAAAAAGAAAGCCCCCGGAGCCGAAGCGCCGAGGGCATTTTGTGAAAGTCACCTTTCAGTGCGATCATTGTTCAGCCGGAAACCCAAATCGGCATTCCACTAACCACACTAAAAGGTGATATATGAGCGCAAAGAATCGCGAGGAGGCTCTACTTTTCCTGAAGCTGATGGCACCCAAAATTACCCTGGATCCCGTCCCAAATAATTCAGAAGGCCATCCCGAGGCGTTTGAACGTACCATCGTCTTCAACACTCGAAAACTAAAAGCCGCGCTCCTTGAGATCGAAAAGGAACTCGATAGGATCGATTCAGAAGAAAGCAACTCACATTAACTTCCCTTCTCCATCGTATGAGGCAATAAGCATCTCTGCGCATGCTTCATAGTCTTTAACCAGCTCGTCGAGACGCTTCCTGCAGTACGTAACAACGTGATGTTCGGTTGCCACCTCGACGATTTCCTTGTGGATGCCGTCCATCGTCTCCAACAGGCGACGCTGTGAAACGCGGACAGGTATCCCCTCTTGCTTTCGGTTCGTCATCTCTTGCTCCTTTAAAGTTGAACACCTCGAGAGATAGTCCCTCGACGACGGACACGCCTTTGAGCCGGTAGAGACTCCACAGCCTTCTGGCCCGTGTAGTAGCGCTCGAGCACGTCGAAGTTTGGCGTCAGAAGCTCCATCGCCGCGGTTGCATAGACCGCGCAGTCCAGAGCCTCATTGCGCTGGCGAAGCTTCACCCAAACGAGCCTCGAGCCGTTCTTGTCTCGGACAACTTCCTGCTTTTCAGCGGTAAGCTGCTTGAAGAAGTCTTCCGTGAAGCCCGCGTCCACATTCGCATCAAAATGAACGAAGTTCGGACCCGCCTCTAGCACGTCAAGGCGATCCATCACCTTGCGCTTGCCGGCATCAACGCCGAGCGGGAAAAGCACGGCCTTCTCTGTACCGGCACGACTCGGCTTACCTACGAAAGGCAAATCCGCGCCGCCTCGGCCTTTGATCGAGAAAACTCTCTGACGCTCCCTCGCCCGCGTGTAGGCGTACACATTGTTCGTGTACATGCCGTCACCAGAGTCGATGAAGACACAAGAGACAGGCATCTTCACGCCGCTCGAGTGCTTGTACTCAGTCTCGAGCACGCCATCGAGCATTTCCCACGTCTTTTGGTCATCGGGCAAGCCGTAGAGCACTCGATGACAAATCCCCCAGCACTCGCGATCGTGGCCCCACCCATAGATGGAGCACTCGAGGCGATTGCGCTGAACGTCAACGCCAGCGGTAAGCATGAGGACTCCTTCCGGCAAGTGCTCAGTCGGGTATTCCTCGCGTCGGTCTAGCAGCTGGTCAAAGTCCCCTTCATCGGGATTGATCGCTGTGAAAGGTTCTCCAAGCTTCAAGTTGATGAACTCCCTCAGCTTTTCGCGATTGTTTTCAGCAGTGCACGAAACCCACTCTTCGACCAAGCCGTGAAGCGTGACCCAAGGTGAGTAAAGCGCATTGCACTGATACCCCTTGACAGAATGGCCCGGGTTATGCGCGATCCATCGACCAGTAGACAGCATGTTCAGGTCAGGACGGTACGGGCCGCGAGTCTTCGCGCCGCACTCAGGACAGTACATGGCCGCCGTCATCGGCAGCGCGTTCCCGTCCTCGTCCTTGTCCCACCTGACCAAATCCCACACGAGACGATGCTCATGACCACAGTGCGGACACTTGACGTAAAAATACCGTTGATCCGATTCCTTGAAGGCTTCGTAGATCTTGGACTCTTCCGTCGTGGTAGGCGTCGAGACAAGCACAATCTTTCGACTGGCTTCAAAGTTCGCAGTACGCTGTACCGCAAGCTTGATCGGATCGCCTTCCTTCGTCACGCCGTAGCGGTCAACTTCGTCGCACAGCAGAACACGAATCGGACGAGAAGCCAAACCCGCGGGTGAATTTGCACCGACAAGCGCCAGATAACCGCCCGGGTAGTGCTTCATGCGAATCGTCGTCGACGACTTGCGAGAAGTCCCCTTCTCGTCCTTGCCTTCCTCAAGTTTTCCCTTGAGTCCTGGCGAGTAAGCGAACATCGGACTGATGCGCTCCTTAGAGAAGGCCTCTGCCATTTCAACCGTTGGTTGAAGCATCAGCTGCGGAGAAGGCTCTTGGTCGGCGTAGTAGCCCATGATGCCCAGAAGCGCTTCCGACTTGCCAAGCTGAGAGCTGAACATCAGCACAACCTTCTCGGTCTCGCGATCAGTCGCGGCATCCATCGGCTCTTTCAGGTATGGCGTTCTACTGGTGCGCCACTTGCCCGGCTCGGGCGACGTGCCCGGCGGTACGACGCGGAACTCGTCCGCCCATTCGCTACCCGTCAGGCGTGAGATAGGTCGGCAGATACGAGCAAACTCGTCACTCCAAATCCCCATCTTTCACCTCTTCGTCGGCAGAGAATTGGCCGCCGTGAATCTTCTCAAGAAGTTCGTTGAACATCTGCTCCAAAACGGCCTCAACGTCACGCTGGCTTCTGTGCTCGAGCAGGCCCGCAAAGCGAGAAGGAGCGGCAAGGCAAAAAGAGCGAAGCCTTTCAGCCGTTGCACGGGCATCCGCTTTCACGTCGGCCACGGCAACGAACTCGCCGCGCATAACCTTCGCCTCCATCTCCTTGATCTCAGCGAGGTACGTTTCCTTCTTCGCGCGAGCTTCATCAAATGACAAAAGGCCTTCGGCTTCTGAAGCTTCCCTTTCTCGTTCTTCTTTTTCACGGGACTTTTCTTCGTCCAGTTGAGCAACAATTTTCAGCGCATCATCGACCGGAATCTTTCCGTCAGTGGTTTTTGGAATGATGTTGCGCTGGCACTGCGAGACCACCCAAGAATGCGAGCGACCAATCATCCTCGCAAACTCTCGAATTCCCGCTGTTTTCAGCGACATACGCTCCTCCAGTAAACACAAACAAAAGCCGAGCGATAAGCCCCTTTTTAGTGGTCAGACCACGTTTTGAAAAATTGCATCTAGACGACCTTCGGGACTCGCGAGACCCGCAAGCCTTTTTCGAACTACGGGAGAACCTACCAGGTTCTTTTCTTCACCATTTTGATTCCCAACCTACAAATATTTCATTGAGCCGGTGCCGGCTCCTGACCCTTGTCATCAGTCACAGCATCGTAGACAGCATTGCCTGCCATCGACCCTGCGAACGATCCGGCAACAGTAGACCAGAAGCCACCGCCAGAAGAGGCAGGAGCAGATTGATTCACCGTCTGGTTGATGACGGTCGTGTTCTTCTTCACAACGGTCGTGCGCTTCGGGGCATAGCTCTTCGTAGTAGCAGGACGGGAGAACGAACGTCCACCGCTGAACCCACGACCACCTCGTGCTTCCGCTGCCGTAGAAATGAAAAAGGCGACCACCATGGCCGCCACAATAGCTTTCTTCATTTTGTCCCTCTAAATTGAAAAGCCCCCGAGGTTTCCCCCGAGGGCGTCATGCTCTCCCTGGTGTATCGTTGAAGCTCTGACCCTAACAACGTAACCAACGAGGCGTTTATGTCACTTACCTACATCGATGATGATCTACAGATTCTGGATGTCGATGACCCCACGATTGCTTGCATTGAATTTCAATGCGGCTGCGAAGCCATCGTTTTCCTGAGAGATGAACGAAAAATTCTCATCCCAGACCTAACGCCAGAAGAATGGCTCGACCTCACCGAATCAGACGATGCGGGCACTATCGTAAGAGAGCTAATTCGCTCACACCGTGGCCGATTTGTGCGGTAGCCGGTACGAATAAACGAACCTTGCCTGTCCTGCGTCGGTATCGATAAAGCGGACACCCTCGAAGTCTCCATCAGCGGCAAGCCCAAGGCGGCGACGTCGGCGCGCACTCGCAGCAACATAGAGCCGAACAAGCTTATCCATAAGCCAGTTGTCAAATCGATCGAACATAGCGATCCTCCGAAAATGAGAAAGGGCGAGGATTTCTCCCCGCCCCGACCTCGGAGCAAACTGCCCTAAGGTAGCGAAATTCTGGCGGGCCATGAAGGACTTGAACCTACATCGTCGGTTTTGGAGACCGAAGCTCTTCCAGTTGAACTAATGCCCCGTGAAACGAAAAAAGCCCGCAGGATCACTCCTACAGGCTCTATCTTTTGGGGTTCGACCCCGCCTACGCAAAAAGGCATGCCGTTTTCTGAAGATACACTTACCCCTGAAAACGGCCCCGCTGATCACACAGCTTCAAATTGTTACTGCTGAGTATAACTCATTTTGACGGCATCCATTCGAGTTTTAGGAGATTGTTTCGAATCATCTTCCTACCCATCTCCACCAGTCCATCAAACTCACGCTCATGGAGATTGATGCGATGATACTTCCTCAGGATGCGCTTCAGGTCCATAAAAGGCACGTGGTAAGCGTATGCCACCCCGACAACCATCTTCGCCTTTCTGTAGCGCTCTGGTGCAACCGGGAGTCGTTCCCACGCCCTTTGCACAAGAAGGGCATCGCTGACATCCACCGGAGGCGGTCCGTCATGCCGTTCGACAGGCAGGTCATTGTCCTTATCATCGTCCGGCACGACTTCCATAAAGGCGCACAACGGAGAGCGTCCCTGCCGCTTCGGGTCTTGGTTCCAACGCCCCCAGTTGAACAGGCGGTCTTCGAGCATCTTTTCTTCAGCGTTCATTCGTTTTCCTTGCTCCAGGCGTTTCTGCAATCCGCGCAACACCATCTCTTCACCATCTTCCCCGCCTTGACATCAGTCGCGCTCACTCGTTCAATCGCCTTTCCGCAGAAAAGGCACATTGTCACAAGCATCGGGCTCGGTCCCTCGGGCTTTCTCTCCTCGATCGCCGCACGCATGATCCACTCATCGCTTCTGGCAGCTCGGTCAGCATCATCCATGCTTCACCTCGTCAATAAAAACTTTTACCCCCGGCTCGGGTCCGTACGCCTTTCTGGTCCGACTGTCGATCACCTGCGAGTCGTCCTCAAAAACGATCCCGTTCATGCCGTCCAGGATCGCCTTCTGCACGTTGTCAAGGTCCGGCTTTGAGACGTGATGCTCTACACCCTGCAGAGCCGCTGTGCGGCGTTTCTTAGACCATGACGAGGGCACAGGAAAGATGGCGAGGATGTCCACACGGACTGCGTTCGGCTTTTCGATCTTTCTCTTGCCGATCATGGCTTCCCTTGCTCTTGCCGTCACCAGAGCCTCGTATTGACGCGTCTTGGCCGGTGTGAACGTATGCCCAGTTCGCGTGAAGCGCGGGCGTCCTTTGGGGACTGGAGCCCCCTCAATCGTGAAACCAATCATTTTTCCTTTCTCCTCAGTCCGTCGTAATAGCCTTGAATGAAGGCTGCTCTCTTTTTGGGATTCATTCGAGCCGTGAGGCTCTGGTATTTCGCCATCGACTCACCACGCAATGCGGCAGATCGTCCGAGGCGATATTCGTCACTTTCTTTCATGACTCCTCCTTTGTTAAAAATCGATGTCGTTCTTCCGCATGCTCGGCCACGAGAACCGGATGAACTTGCATGTTTCTTTGAGCCGGTCGTACTCCTGCTCTCCTATCGCGCTCTTCAGCAGCGCCGGATCGGCGTTGGTGATCCAGATGGTCGGAAGTTGAGTGTCGTAGCGGGCGTACAAGACCTCTGAGAGGACTTCCTTTGTGATCGACTTCGCGTCTTCCTTTGCGACCTCATCGACGACAAGCAGCGGACAGGTTTTGTAGGCTCGCTTGACGTCTGCGGTCGTCTTACCCGTCTCTCGGCAGCCCCAGGAATCGGCAACCCTCTGCCCCATCTCATGTGCCGTCGTGTAGATGCCGGCGCACTTGCTCAAGAGTTCCTGAAGCACCGCACACGCCAGATGGGTCTTGCCGGTCCCGCATTCGCCGATGAAAACCATCCCTATGCCGGACTGGCGAAGCGCGTCGAACTTTGTGATGTAGGACTCGGCGATCTTGAGCACCTTCGCTTTCTGGTCGTTCCCATCGGTTCTGAAGGATGCAAGCGTTCTGGATCGGTACTTGGTCGGGATGGCCGTTCGGTCCAGCGTCTGCTCATACGCGCGGCGCTTTTCAAGCTCTTCACGTTCCTTTCGTTCGCGCTCTTCGTCTTCCTGCCGCTTTTGCAACTGGATCGCTCGGCACTTCGGACATCCGCTCGCGTTCTTGAGCTCTCCCTTCAGGTAGGTCAGGTGCGAGATATACCGCCCATGCTCTGGGCATACCCGCTCCTCTTCACCCTCGGCAAAGCCCAACAGGCCGACCAAGCCCTCTGCTTTTTTCATGTTCTTCCTCAGTCCACAATGATCGTTACGCCGTCGTCGGCGAGCTTTTCGTTTCTGCCTTCACCTCGGCAGCAGGCCTGAAGTCGTTCTCGGTATTCAGCCGTCTGGGTGACGTTCTTCGCATTTTTAAAGCTCCGTACAGATGCCTTCATCAGGTGCCCTTTCATCCAATCTGGACCGCTATGCAATTTGCGAACATTGGACTGCCAGGTGCGTTTCCAGTCCGCCGATAACGGGTCTTTAGCCTTCACCTGCCAGTAGTCCTTGAAATCCTCCCAAGCCTTATTCGGGTCGATTTCAGGTGCAACCTTTGCGCAGTATTCACGCCAGTCATCAGGAAGCACTTCAATCGTTAGACGAGTGCGCTTCGATCGAGAAGCTTTCTCTTGACTATTCTGTTTTTGCTCATCCTGATCGTCATCAAGCGGCGGGGGAGGCTCGCAAGCGGCAATATCCTGCTCCTGCTCCTGCTCCTGCTCCTGCTCCTGGATGTTCGATGCCGTCGACATGGCATCCCTGATGGCATCCTTTAAGGCATCCGGAATGCCTTTCTTCATGCCATCTGAAAGACTGTCTAAGAAGGGCTTTAAGCGCCGGAGACTCTCATCACGCAACGGGCACTCTGGCATCAGATCAATCAACTCCCCCCATGACGCGAGCGAATTCGGTCCATTGGGCGGGTTGTACTTAAGAAAGTTCGGAGCAACCATCAGCCCTGCCTTCACGTCTACCATCAGCATCCCCATCAGGCATGCCTCTTCGATGGCATCGGACATGGCATCGGCTTGCCATCCGAGTTCGTACGCCAGTGCCACCGGGCGTGATCTGAGCATGCCTAGAGGCGTGGTATCTGGATGTGTCAGCACCAGGAAGAACGCCAACTTCGCGTTGTCAGAAAGAGAGCGAAACTTTTGGTCGTTCCAGATGCGAACGTCAATTTTTCGATAGCGGGCCATAGCAACGTCTCACTCAGAAATCGAGCGCGATCTTTTCGCGCATGATTGGGAGATTCGCGAACTTCTCCCGCAAAAACATGAAGTACCCGCGCGAAATACCTTCAGTCTTCCACTCGGAGGCCGACGATGGAGTTACGCCACAAATGCGAGCGACCGCACTGGTCCCACCAAGTTCGTCAATTACGCGAGCGCTGAAAGCGGGATCGAGTCTTTTTTGCTTCTTCAGTTTCTTCTGCCTCATATTCATTCCGGTGTAACGAAGTTAACCTACTGCCGAAGTATACGGCATACCGTAATAGACAAGCAAGCCAGTTGGTAGTTATATTTCAGGCATGCCGAAACATTTAATGGAGTTTCAAATGGGGACGCTCGCAGAACGTGTGGCGGAAGCCCTAGAGCAAGCTCAGGCAACCGCCCCTTACAAAAACAAGGCTGGTCTCGCAAAACATTGCGGAATCCGCCCTTCTTCAGTAACTGACTGGTTTTCTGGTAAGACAAAGACAATCGGATACAAGCACGCGATCCTTGCCGCAGAATATTTGCAAGTAAGCGCGTCGTGGCTCGCAGACGGGACAGGAGACATGAAGTCTCCATCTGTAAGAACTTATGAAGGAATAGAAAACGGCGGCACCCTCGTCGACTCGGAGTTCGTCATCATCCCGCAATACCATGTGCAAGCCTCTGCCGGTCCCGGCAACGAAAATGAAATCATCTTTGAGGAAGTAAACGACCCTGAAGGCGGCTTCATAAAGCCTCGTTCTTGGTTCCAAACACACCTCATCAACCCCGACAACTGCAAAACGTTCCTAGTGCACGGCGACAGCATGGAGCCGTATCTTTGGGACGGAGACAAAATACTTGTTGACTGTTCGCCAGGGGACATCATCAGTGGAAAGGTCTACGTCTTCATGATCAACGGGAAGATGCGCGTAAAAGTGCTACGACCGCTCATCAACGGACTTCTGATACGCTCCTTCAATCCCGAAATACCAGACGAAACGCTCACAGCAAACGATCTGGAGACATTCAAGCTCATAGGTCGCGTAAGAGACCGCGCCGGCCACAGCTGGCTCTAAATAAATCCTTCTTCCAAACCAAGCCCGCACTTCGCGGGCTTTTTTTTTCGGCATACCTTGATCTAACGCAAAGATGCGACGGAATGCCGAAGCATCGACTTGCCTACACAATACGGCATACCGTAATATTTAGATTACGGTATGCACGACAACATCTTCGATTTGTCGTACATTCCACCCGAGGTGTAACGCCACGGGTAGACATGAAAACGCGGACGCGTGGTGGCAGGTGTTGAGAAGCACGGAGCGGCGGACGTAGCGAATTCAGCCTTTTCAAGGCCATGACGGGAAGACCGGGTTTTCGCAGAAAGTCGATCTAAACGCCTTCGCATGAGGGCTTTTAGATCGGTTTTCTAATAGCAACTGAGTACCGAAGGAAAACATCATGACGAACGAAGAACTTCACCTTATCAAGCGCGCCCTCGCGGCCATCAACACCGTCGGCCACTTGGCACAGAATGACTTTAACCAGTTTCCGATTGATGCCGCCAACGAACGAGTGCTTAACATCCTCAAGGAAAGCGTCGAAAGGCACATCGCCTGGCTTCAGGACGCGAAGGCAGATATTGAGAAGGCTATCGAAAAGGCCAGCAAGTAACAACTACGAGAGGAGGCACCCCTCCTCCTCAAAGATCACGGCCGTCTCGCGGGCACCTGCAAAGAGCGACACGCGGGACGGCTTACCAGAAAAACAGGGAAGCGCGTTCAATCTGCGCTATGGCACGGTGCCTCTGGATCTTGTCGAAGCGTTTCTTCAAGTGCAGCGACCTCTGTAAGCCCAGACTCATGATGAGTCAACTGGAAATACAGAGCTTTCAGATATAGAGAGTCATGAGCGGCCAGATCGAACTGACAAGCCTCATCTGAGCCCATCTCGGCCGGTCCAGCCACAACGATCTGCCTTGACAGAATCAAAGCCTTGATCAGCTCGAATGCTTCCTGGTTAGAGAATTTTTTCAACATCTTTCACCTTTCAGTGTGAGTTAAAGAAAGGCCGAACTGACGAGCCCGGCCTTCTAATGATCGCACTGAAAGGTGGCCCACTCAAGTTTCTTCATCGAGGCAAGCTGAG